CTCGTCGGCGCTGATGATTTTGGTAAGCCCCGAGCTTTCGGCCGCGCTGGTGTTCTGGCCCACGGACTTGAACGCCTCCACGACCTTTTGCAAGTACTCGGGCAGGATGTCGGCCGCGTTGCGTCCATCGGTGCTCACGCCCACCCGACCGAAGGCCCAGCGCTCATTGCTGTCCTTGGTGTTTGCGATGTTGGAGAGTGCCGAGTTCGTGTCGATGTACTTTCCGAAGTTGACCCCAGCCGCGCGCAGGTCGCCGGTGTTGATGCCATAGCCCTGCGCCTGGCGGCGCGCAGTCGCCGCGCTCGACGCAAGACCGCCCAGGCCGAACCCGGAGGCGACAGCCGAGAACGCCAGCCACTTGGCCGCGCTCAGGGCGCCAGACGCGATGTTGCGCGCGACCTCGCCCGTCCACTTCGCGGTTTCCTTGAGGCCGCTGATTTCGCTGTCGCGCTCTTTCTTGCGGTCGGTCGCGGCCTTCTTTTCCTCGTCGGATTTCTTTTTCAGCGCGGCGACATGCGCATTCGCCAGCGAGGCGGCCTCGCGGGCGTTCTTGGCGGCCTCTTTGTCGTCCTTGGACTTCGACTCGAATGCCTTCTTTCGAGCCTCAAGCGCCTTCGCCTCAAGATCGGCCGCTGCCTTCGTTGCGTCGGACAATTCCTTGGATTGCTGCTTCGCCTCGCCAAGCGACTGGCGATACTTGGCAAACGAGGCCGCGAACTTCTTGAACGGGCCGTCGTCTACATCAATCTGGATGACCGATTTTTTGGCTGCTGTCATGTTGGCCCGATTCTGTCAGGGGATGCTCGGCCGCGATAGGGCCTTGATGAGGTGGCGCTGTCGGTACATCTGCGCGTCGATGCCTGAAGCCCCGAAGATGCCCGGCAACCACGCGCCCGCCATCATCGTTAGGCAATGACCGACGATGGTTTCGTCGTCGTACTCTCTTCCGGCGTCAAGATCGGCAAGGAAGCGACGTAGGCCGTAGAGTTCCATGAGCCGAACTGCCACTTGCCGGCCGACTCCATCATAGTCAGCATGTCCTGGACAACATCCCTCGGCCCCACCCTGCAACTGCAGGAAAAAAAACTGAGCACCCCCAGGATTTCGTAGTGCGACTCGTCGTCGAGGATGCCGCGCGCGATAGCGGTCGCCATCGGAAGCGACTGCCAGCCCTGGCCGTCCGAGGCGTGCGCAATCGTCGTCAGGCGAATCATTTCCTGCACGAGGCCGTCCTTCACCGTCGTCGGCGTGTTCGGCCTGTCCTTCGATGCCTCCCAGGTGCCCATCTTCACGGCAGCCGACTTCAGTGCCGCGTAGGCGATGCGCGGGCCGCTCATGACGAATGTGAGTGGGTCGCTCGCATCGAAGCAGGCATCGAATGCAGCCTTCAACTCCGCGTAGTACGACTCGAAGACCGCGCGCGCGATGGGCGCGGTATGGACGTGCACGGTGCCGTGGTTCTCGGTTTCAACCTCGAAGGCGAAGTAGAGGTTTTTCGTGAGTCTCATGTGGCTTCCAAAGGAAAACGCCCCGCGGGCGCGAGGCGTTCATTGTGCACGCTGCCGAGCGCCTTAGGTGCCCGCCCACATCGTGGAGTTGATGTAATAGATCGCTGAAATCCTCACCACGAAAGCCGGCGTGTTGCCGTCAAAGGTGAGTTCGTCCACGCCCTGGATAACGCCAGCCTCTAGCTGGTAGTCGCTGAGCGAATCCGTGTCCGCGATGGCATTCATCGAGCCGATGTTCGAGTCCAGCTCGATCTGCTGCTTGAACAAATCGGCCAGCCCATTCGCGCGGTTAAGGTGAATGCGAACCTGAGCCATTTGATACGGCATCGGCGACTGCACGCCGCCCGTCATCGTCGGCAGAAGCCGATTCACTTCGCCCTCCGTGGCGATGGAAATCCCCTCCTTGGTGAGGAAGGAATTGATGACGTTCAGGCTCGGGTTGTCGGCGAAGACGACCGAACCCCGAAGTACGTTGATGGTTCCCTGCGAAAGTTGACCTGCCATGTTCTATCCTCGTTCGGTTGGTTCGGTCAGCCCGTGACGATATCGGTCACGACCATGTTGAGCGTGATGTTCGTGAACCCGCGCGCCGGGGTGAACGTCAGGCCCAGGCCAGCGTATTCGCCGGCTTCGTAGTCGTCGGGGTTCTCGGCCGTGTAGGTGAGGAAGTCCACCGCAGTGACGACCGGCTTCGGCGTGGCAAGCACCAGGCCGAAGTTGATGCCGCTCTGAACGATCGATTGCGACTTCTTTTGCAGTCGATTGATGCCCGGCTGGTTGTAGTACAGCGGATTGAGCGGGTTGTTCGCGCCGTTGATGACTTCGGCCGCAAGGCCCTGCACCTGGTTGACGATCATCCAGTCCACGCTGAACCAGTAGTTCCACGGCTTCAGGTCGCCCATCTGGCCGTTGGTGATCGTGAGCGCGCTCAGGCCACCCTCGGCGCCCGTTCCGACCCAGTTCAGGCCGGCCGCGCGGTACGTGGTGAAGTTCGAGGGCGTGATCGTGTAGGGCGTGACGCCGAACAGGAAACGGTTCGCCAGTGGCGCGGTCAGGTTGGCCGGGCCGGGGTTGGACGACAGCGTGACCTGGAACGCGGCGGCTGCCGTGAACTCGGTCGCGGGCGCGCTCGGGTCTTGCAGCCACAGTTGCACCGACTTCGTGGGGATCGTCGTCCAGGCGCTGTAGGTCGCGCCGGTCGTCGTCACGTAGAAGTAAGTCTTGGCCGTGGTCGCATCGAACTGGCGAGCCATGGTCGGCGCGCTGGCTTCCGTGTCCCACTCGCGCGGCAGGAGGTAGCTGTAGAACACCGTCGGCGTCGGGTTCGCCAGATACGCCGTCAGCGCGGTGACGCCCTCCGCGGGCGTTCCCGGGCCGAGTTCCAGCACGTAGACCGCTTGGCCGGCGCCCTGTCCGAAGAAGGTCGAGCCCATCGCATTGAGTTCGGCGACGGCACCCAGCGTGAACGTGCCCAGCGTGGATTCCGCACCCGGGTTTGAGGCGAGCGGGTACGTGAATGACGTGCTGCTGACGTAGGTGCACGCGAACGTGCCATCGAAGCCCGAAGGCACCACGCCCGCGATGGTGCCCTGCACGGTGTCGCCGGCAGGGATGCCGTGCGCCGCAGAGGTCACGACGGTGACGACGCTGCTGGCCCAGACAATGGACGTGATCGCCAGCGAAGGGCGCAGGATCGCGGTCAGGTCGGCAAGCTGCGTGATGAGCGTGACGGAGTTCGCCGCGCCGGTCGTGCCACCCTGAGAAACGAATGCGCCCGTCTGCTGAAGCGTGATCGGCGTCGACGCAAGCTGCTGGCTTACGTTGACGGTGATGATGTTGTTGCTCATGTGGAGCGCCCTCGCTTAGTCGAAGCTGACCGACACCACACCAGCCGTACCGACGGTGATCACGATACCGACAGCGCAAGGCATGTCGATGTCATAGATGCCCTGGGCCTCGGGGATCGCGCACAGCAGGTTCGAGGCGGCGATAGCGCCAGTCGTGGCGCAGTCGTTCACGGCGCCGACGCTGGTCTGCGCGGTGTTCACGCTGATGCGCGCCACGCGGCCGGGGGTCGCCTTGATGACGTGCGTGCCGGCCGCGAGGTTGAGCGTGGTACTCAGGCCTTTGCCAACGATGAGGGCGCCTGAGGCATCCATTTGCAGAGGCGCACCGGACTTGCCAGAACCATTCGGACGGACGGCGGCGGATACTTGGAGCGGGCCTTGGGGCATTGCGTTTCCTTTACGCTGGTGTGATCGTGATGCCGGCGGACAGGATGATCTTTCGCGCCACGTCCCGGGCTCGCGCCTGGTAGTAGTTCACCGCAAGATCCATTGTCTTGAGTTGCGCTTTGATTCCAAATTCCGCCTGCGTCCGGCTTTCGTCAACTGGCACCGGGATATTCATGACCCCGTAGTCGCCGACGAACGAATTCTCAAGCAATGTGCGCTGGAAATCCAAAGCCGCCTGATTCCGCACGCCATAAAACGTAAATCGCACCGTTTCGGTCACGAGCTGCATTTGGCCGCTCATGGTGTCGAAGTAGGGCGCGAGGCCGATACCCTGGGTGCCGCGAATCTCCGCACTCACGAACGGGGGAATGAGATTCGAGGGGACGAGAAAGTCCGGGTAGACCGGAAGATCTTCCGTGGACAGCGCCAGCCAAAACGGCATGGAGTTCGAGACGACCGTCCCGCCCAGGCTGACCGCATCGGGCGTGCCGACGAACTGCGACGCCTCGAAGGGCAGCAGGGCCTTCCCGCTGTAGTGCCAGATTCCGGCCTGATCGTACCGGCCACGCTGCCCGCTGAAGGCCGCCAGCGAGCCATTGGGCAGCGTCAGGACATACAGTTGATCGGGCTGCATCGCCGCGAAGTCCAGCGCCTGCGTCTTCGTGGTAAACACCACGTCCTGCCGGGTGTACGTCGTGTCGCGCTCTTGCTGCACCGTCTGGGTGACGTGCAGGCTGCCATTGGTCGCGAACGTGAAACCGCTCGGCGGCGGCGTGATGGGCGGCGAAACGGTGCTGGCCGGCGCGTAGAACACGAACCCATCGGCCGGCAGGATCAGTCGCTGATACAGCGTGAACGTGAACTGCTGATCCGCCGAAAGCTGCTGGATACCTGCGCGCAGGTCAGCCGACATGCCCGAAGGCGCGGCGTTTGCGAGTTCGTCGAGGAGCGGCATCAGGAGCCCTCAACCCACACAGACGAGGAGTTGCGCAGTTCGCTCGTGTCGATGAAGGATGTCCGGCGCACACCCTTGCCGGAAGCTTTGCGCCGATTGATGCCTTTCAGGGCCGCGCCGGTCGGAACGCCAGGAACGCCCAGCTTCGCGATTTCCTCGTTGTCGAAGTAGCGGATCAGCATGGCCGTCAACGGAAGCTCTGCCGCCCCTAGCGGATCGACGGCGTTCACGCCCGCGCCGATGATCGCGTCGAGCGCGTCCTGAACGCCATCAGCCAGCACGTCCGCAATCTCTTGCCCGTGAAGCTCCACAAAGCCGCTGTACAGCCCGTACTTCGACTCCAGAATCTCGGCGAGGTCGCCCGTTGTTAAGCCGGTCTTTTCGCCGCCCACATGCGGGATATCAAACACGCCGACGTTCAAGGTCAGGCTCATGACAGCCCCCACGGGCTCGGCCCCAAGGCGCCCAGAATTGCCAGGGCCTGACGCCCAAACGGATTCTTGACCTGCTGCAACTCGATGAGCCCCATGTTCGATAGCTGCTTGCCCACCGTCAGCGTGGTGGACGTGGACTCGTCGGCCGTGGACGAAACCACGCCAGGAACGAAATCGAACTCGTTGCATGCCTTGCGGAAGTCAGCGAAGTAGGTTTGCCCCGCCTGATCCTGCTGAAACTGCACGAGATTCGAGGCGCCCCAGTTGTAGACCGCCGCCGTGTAGAGGGTCGGCGACACCACGCGCAGCAGGATCGGAACCCACTCCATCGCGAAAGCAAACGCCGTCGCGTAGCCGGGATCATCGGCGGGGATGATCGCGGTCGTCATGCCAGCGTTCTGGCAGAACGTGACGAATCCCGGAAGGGTCGGCGTGGTGTCGGGCATGGATCAGCCCCGCGTGAGCGCAGACTCGCGCGAGCGGCGCGACTTCGGAGCGCCCTTGTCCACCTGGATTTTGTTGACCTGAAGATCTTCGCGCGACTTGCCGTTGTTCGGCTGTTCGAGCACCGTCAGTTCCAGCGAGCCTACGCCCGTGCCGGCCTCTTGCGCCAGCTCAGCCACCTTGGCGTCAGCGGCCACCACGTCACGCATGCGATGCGTGTGAGCTCGCTCGATGGCGAGTTCATCCACCTCGTCCAAGCCGGCGCGGATGTTCTCGACGCTGATCGGTTTGAAGTCATAGATCAGGCCGCTGAACAGCTTGTCCCGGCCCACCTCCGTGCGCGTGCGCGCGCCGAACGTGGTGATCTGCTTCACGATGGCCTCCACCTGGGCCGGCTCCTCGTGCGGAACCTTGTATTGCGTGCCCTTCGGAATCATGCGGTCGTAGACCTTCGACTCGCCCATGAATCTGTAGTGCAGGTGATGATCCCGTGGCGTGGCGTTTGCAATGTAGAGAGTCGGCATGTCGGTTGCTCAGTGGGTTGAATGGGCCTTGATCGTATCACTCGGCAGCGCAATGAAAACGCCTCCGGGGTGAGCCGGAGGCGCGAATCTCGCAACTTGAGCGAGAGGAGACAACCGTGTCAGAACCCGGCCGAAATGAGCGTCAGCGTCTCGGGACGGATCGTCCAGCCCGGAGTGATGCGCATCTCGCTCAGGACATCCACGGCGCCGCCGGGCAGCGGGCATTGGATTTCCTTCGGAGCCACCATGTCGGACAGTTGCAGCGTCGCGGCAGCCATCGAGGGCTGAAGGTCGGCGAACACGTTGGTGTTGATGCGCGACTGCGTGGACGGCTTCTTGACCTCAGGCATGTTCATGATGATGAGGTCGGTGCCGCCCGCGCCCGCGCCCTTGAGCGTGTCGTCGCAGGTGAACGTGACCTCATCGCCCTGGCGCTTGGCGATTTCGGCGACCATTTCGGCCGTCGTCGCCACGCCCGCGCCCGCGCGCTGATACTGCGTCAGTTGCACCACACCTTGGTAGTCCCAGGCGCCCAGGATTTCCTGGGTCGTCAGGATGTTGATGCGGACGCCGACGCCCATCAGGTTCGTGCGCGTCTTCTGCGCCGCGATCTGGCCCAGCAGGAACAGCGCCATCTGACCGTTGTCGTAGGTCGAGACGGTCGTGTTGCCGTTGGAGTCGGCCGGCAGGTTGACCGTGGTCGCGCCCGACGTGTTGATGATGCCCTGGTCGGACGGCCCCATGCCGAACAGCGCCGCCGTGCGGGTCTGCTGGAAGATGGCCTGGCGCATCGCGAGGCGTTGCGCCTCGGGCAGCGCGACACCCCAGACGCCCGCTTGCTGGGTGTCGTGGTGGTCGTACTCGGCGCGCGCGCGCAGCAGGTACGTCGGCGAGGAGAACTGGTGCGCAACGATGGTCTGCGACGGCAGTTGGTTGTAGGCCACCTGGCCGGCCGCGATCTGCGTGCGCAGTTCCAGCGCCTTGCCGTAGACGAACAGGTCGCCTTCCGACAGCTTCGGCTGCACGTTGCCGCCCGCGAGCGATTCGGTGAAGCCGGACGCCTGCGCGTACTGGATGACCAGTTCCGGCATCATGAACGACGGGTGAACCTGCTCGAAGGCCGGGAAGATATTCGCCATTTTCTATAGCTCCTGTGTGTGGTTCCGGCCAGGCGTCAGATGACGAGGATGGCGGCGGCGTTGCCGGTGCGCGTCCAGGTGGACGCGCCGGTGCCGCTGTTGTAGGCCACGGTCATGACCTGCGAGGTCTGCACGGACAGCACCTTGACGGGCAGCGCGGCTACGGAGTCGTAGGCCACCAGCTTCTGGTTGGTGTAGTCCCACGAGACTTGCGGCGTGATGATGCCGCCGTCGAGGTCGATCAGCGCCGGGTCGCAGGCCACGACGATGCGCGCGCCGGAGCCCAGACGGAAGAAGTTGACCTGACCGCCCAGCAGCGTCACCGGAACCGGCGATTGCGGCGAACTGATCGCCGCGCCGTTCTGGTTGAACACGGAGAATCCGGTGAGGCTGGTCTGAGCGACCGCGCGCTTGATGTCGTTGCCCAGCGGCGAGAAGCCCCCGGTCGCGATCAGTTCCTCGATGGCGACGCCGCCCCACATGGGCAGCGTTTCCGCGCTGTCCAGGGTACCGCCCGCCATCTCGTAGCGGATCGCCGGGTCGTCCATGAAGACGCCCTGCACGAGGCCCTGGGCCTGCGTGACGAACAGGCCAGCGGCGTTCGTCGTCGCGGCCGGGTTGAATGCGATTCCGGTGGCGCTCATTGCGTGCTGCCTTCCTTGTTGATCTTGACCAGCGACTTGACCGGCATGCGGAAGTCGTCCATCCAGGCGCCAGCGCGGCCCGCGAACGTGGTGACGTTGTGGCCGGCGTCATTGCGGCGACGGATCGCGCGCAGGCCGTTGCCGACCTCGGGGCCGATGCTGGACGCGGCGGTCTGGGCGTCGGCGTAGATCGCGGCTTCGGCGATGCTGAAGGCGGTCGAGTCGCCGATGGTGGCGAGGTCGGCCTTTGCCCAGATCTTGGAGTGCGGCTGCACCGTGCGCAGGAGGCGCTTGCGGTAGGCCATCAGGCCCTCGCCGTCCATCGGACGCGGGGCGCTCTTGCCGTACTGCTGGTACACGGCGTCGGCGCGCGCCTGGCAGTCGGCGTATTCCTCCTCGGAGCCGGCGTCGCACTTCGCCGCGTCGGTCTTGGCATTCTCTTCGGCATCCGCCTTGGCCTTCTTCTCGGCCTCTTCGGAGTCGGCCTTGGCCTTCATTTCGGCCTTTTCCTTCTCCTCGGCGTCGGCGCGAGCCTTCTTCTCCGCGTCCTCGGAGTCCTTGCGGGCATCCGTGGCGCCTTGGAGCATCTTCGCGGGCATGTCCTTCTCCATGGAGTCCATGCGCGCGGCGAGGCCGCCGACGGTGCCCACGAGGCCGGTGACGGCCTTCATGATGTCACCCAGCGAAGGCGAATTGCTGTCCGCTCGCGCGGCGTCCGCACGGGCCTTTTCTTCGGCGGCGAGCTTCGCCTTCTCTTCTTCGGTCATTTGCACCTCGGTTTGTTGGTCAACTTGAACACCCTCGGGAGGGCCATCTTTGTCCCAAACTCCCAGCTCGCAGATTGCAAGGTGGTCGATCAGGTTCGGGATGCCTTCGACAAGGGCTGCTGATCCGTTGTCGAGGGCGAGTTTAATATTCTGCGAACGCTCATTGAACGTGACGCCTGGGGACGTGCTCCATACTTCGTCTGGCGAGGCCATTTTGTCGGCCGCTGCCATATCGATGATGCGACCGATGCCCCAAGCCTCGCCGTCAGATTCCCCGGTCTTCATGTACGGGAGAATGATCGTCCCGACGATGCTTTCCGCGAACGTCTTGGAGTCGAGGAGATTCTTTTTTGGGTGCAGCCAAACCACGGGCAGGCCATTGCAGCGAGCGAGATATTCGTCGTTCATGACGATGGACTCGTCCCGGTGCACGTACTCGCCGAGCTTGGTGCGGTACGCCAAGCCCGTGCCCGTGATGCGGAGCGCGAACAGCATCGAATTCACGAACCGCTGTGGACTCGGCAGCAGGCCATCGCGGATCAGGCGCGCCACGTCGAGTTCCGTGTGCGCGAGCGCGATACGGAAGGCGTCAGCCACGCCAGGGTGTAGCGGCATCGGGTGATCGGCCGAATTTGCTGCATCGCACCAGACGAACCCCATGGACTCGTCGCAGAGCGTCACCGGGAACTCCGGGACGCTTTCGGCGGCGAAGGTGGCAAACTGGCCGTTGTCGGCGACCAGCTTCAGCGGGCCATCGTAGGCGAATCCCGTCTCTTCGAGCGCCTCCCGGCGCGCGGCATCTTCCAGCGTCTCGCCCTGCTCGACATGGCCGCCCGGGAATCCGTAGGTGCGCGGAAAGTCGCCCCCATCGCCGCGCTTCAGAAGCAGCGTGCGATTGTCCGAAGTCAGGAACATGATCCCGGCCGCGCGCCCGTTCGGGCCGGCGTGCGGGGCAATCGGAACGGGCGTGGCGCTGTCGGGCATGGCGGCGATTATGCCGCTCGGGCTGGGATTGCGTACATGCCGGCTTTCGTCAGCATCTCCACCGGCAGTTTGCGGAGGGCGAAAATGTATTCCGCCGTGCAGGAGCAATACACCTCTTCGCCCACCTGCGTGATTTCGTCGTAGTAGCCATTCGGCCCAGCCTTCATGAAACCCTTCTCGAAGGCCCAGCAGTCACGAATTGCCCACACCTTTTCGTCGCGCTCTTTATGATCTTTTCTGAAGTTGTATCCGGGGCGGCGCCACGGCGAATGCCAGCGCACGGCAATAGCCCCTGCCTCCACCGCCACAATATCCCGAATGGCCGCCACCAGCTTGTGAGATTGGTCGATGGATACCCGGCGCTCGATGAACGACATTTTCCCGATGGACTTGCGGATGTTCTCCGATTCCTTTCCCTTCTCGACGGCGCGCGAGCCACCAGCCGGGATCGACGTGGCCCAGCCCTGAAAGCGCTGCAAGGTCTTGTCCACCGCCTGGGCGCGGTTCAGCTTGATGAGGTTGGCGCTCGCCATGATGCGGCGGTCGAGTTCGCGCCGCAGCTTGGGCTTGACCCGCTCAAGCGTTCCACGTGAAACCTCAGGCATGCCGGTCAGCACACCTCGCTGGGTGACGAGGGATCGATACTTCGCCCCCAGCAGACGGCGCAACTCGATTTCCGTCTGCGCTGGCGTCTGGAGCCTCAGAAGGGCCTGACGGCGAATCTTACCCACCCACTCATCCAGCGCGGCCTGCGACGTGAAGCCGTACTGCTGGAAATGGTTGATCGCCTCGCCGACGACCGATTGCAGCGTGGCCTTAGTCGCCATCGCCGCCGCTCTCATCGTCGCCTGGGCCAGCGCCAGGCGCGACCGGCGTCGGGGGCTCATAGTTCGCGAACAGCTCGGCTTCGAATTCCAGCATGGCGCTGGTGAACAGCTCCGGCATGTCGTTTACCGCATCGGTCAGCCACTGGCGCAGCTTCGCCCCGTTGTCCGGGTCGAGCCCCACGGAAAGCGTCTTGAACAGGTCGGACATCGCCTTGAGCTTTTTGGCGTTGCGTTCCGTCTTCTCGCTCTCTGGCTCCTGGATCAGAGAAGGCCATTCGGCGGTGAACAGGTCGCGCATTTCGTAGAACCACGCGCGGTAGTCCCGCCCTTCAAGCTCCTCGGGGAACTCGGCCTTCAGCGCGTTGAACAGGTCAGGCGTCCACGCCCGGTATTGCACGATCTTGTCAAAGAACTTGTGCGCCGGCTCCAGGCGCATGCGCTCGCCGTTGATGTACTGCACAACAGCGAACATATCCTGCTCGCCCGATGCCAGCCCCTTGGCGAAGCTCTCATCCTTGAGCAAGATGGCGGGCACGTCCGACCCGGCCGCGATGTTGCTGATAATGTTGTCCCGGGCCGTCGTCATGGCCTTGTCGGTGTTTTGCAGGTCGATGGACTCGATGGACTCGTCCGTCCCGATGCTGATGACCTGCCCCGTCTGACCAACCTTCAGGATGTTGCGCTTGAAGTTGGTGACGGTATCGACGACCTTGTTCAGGAAGCTGCCGCCCTGGTCGATCTTGGCGACCAGCAGGCCAGCCTTCAGGCTCACCATGTCGTCCACCATCATCGTCTGGATGAACGACTTCAGCGGGTAGAGCACACGCAGGAAGATCGACCGGCCCGAGAAGCTGAACGACGACGACTGATAGTCGAGGTACACCGGCGTCCCGTTGAACAGCACGCAGGTGCGCGAACGGTCGTAGGGCTGGCCGGCCGCAGTGATCTGGCTCCACGCCTTCTGGAAGTCCGGCGCGTTCGGGTTCTGGTTCGTCACCATCGAGCCGGCCGTGTTTAGCGGGTCGAGGAGGTTGAAATACATCCCCTCCCGCGTCGCCAGTTCGAACGGGTCAGCCAGCGGCTCGCTGGTTGGCTGGTCTGGGAAGCCATAGATCAGGGCGCCGATGCCATAGGCGCGCGAGACATGGGCGAGGTCGGTAATGTGGCGGGTCGCCTCGATGTCGTCCCATGCCTTGTTGAAGGCTTGCACGAGCTTTTCTTCGAAGACGCACGGGACGTTGATCCTGCGTCGCTCACCCAGCGCCAGCGCCACCGGCTTCTCGATCAGTTTGCCGCCCATCGGATGCAGTGTCCACAGGAGCTTGCAGGCGTCATACGATGGCGAGTCGCCAGGCTGCAAGTCCTCGATGCCCAGGATTTGCAATAGGCCATTCGGCAGGCCGGAGCCGGTGACGGTGATTTCGCTCATGGGTCGATTCTCGCAGAGTGCTCGGCCGGGATACTAGCCCATCAATGGCCCTTAGAGTCGCCCAGGCCGATGGATACGCCATAGACGTAGGTGTCGTACAGGTCATCGGGCCGCTTGGCGCTCTCGGGGTCGCCAATGCGGTAGCCCATGACCTGGGCCACGAGGTGATTCTTCGTCACGCCCTTGAACCTGACCTCTTTGTCATAGGCGTACTTGCTGATCTTTATATCCTCCCGGAAGTGGTAGCCCGACGCTGTATAAGCCCGGCCGTCCTTGCCGGCAGCCACGAGGTCGCTGCGGATCGCGTTCGCCTTCCATCCCCGGCGCTTGGCCTGCTGAAGCAGGATCGTCCCTGAGGCCTTGTCCTCAATGTGGGGGGCCATCGCGCCCTGGCGTGCGCCGCATATTTCGGCGAGTTCTTTCAGGCGGGCGTAGACCGACGGCAACCAGTCCTCCAGGATTGCGCCCTCAATCTGGATGATGTCCCAGTCAAGGATGATCATCTTCACGTCGCCGTGGAACGTGCGCGCGAAGTAGGTGACTGCCGTCCCGTCGTGCTCTTTCCCATCCTTCACGGCCGAGTCAATGACCGCGAAAACGATGTCGCATTTCTTCGGGTAATCGACGGCGCTGCCGTCCTTGTCGAGCCACTTCGGGAGACTAAAGAATGCCTTGCCTCGCCAATCGATGAACATCGCAAGGTATTCCTGCGCGTAAACATCCGGGTCAGTCGTGGCTTCTAGCTTGTCGAGCTTTTCCTTGTTCAGGTGCGGGTTCAGCCGCGTCGGGATATGGAACTCTTCCCAACCCAGCTCTTTGTTGGTGCACGCCAGGTAGAAGTAGGACTCGTCACTTGCCCCCTTCGGCGTCCCAGCCATGTAGCACGAACCGCCCGTGTCCAGAAGCGTCGGCTCGATAGACTGCTCGAAGATGTCTTTCAGGCCCTTGAGGATCAGGCCGGCCTCATCCACGATCACACGGTGATAGTGGCGTGAGCGTCCGGCGTCCGGGTTGTTCAGCGTCCAGAACTCAATGGATCCGCCTTCATCGGCGCCATTGATCGGAACGCATTCGATGATGCCATCCGTCTTCGAGTGGTGCGCGACCGCATCCTTCAGCAGCTTGAGGATGCGCTTGTACGAGGGCTGAAGAAGTTTGTAGTCCGGCGCGAACCAACCGACCTTTTCGCCGGCCAGCGCCCACTTGGCCGCAGCTTGCTCAAAGAGTGTTGTTTTCCCGTAACGTCTTCCCGCGCGAAGGACGATCTTCGCCATCCGCTGATTCTTGAACGCCCTGTAGACCCTCTTCTGGTCGGCGTGGAATGGGATGAACTTGACGGTCGGGACGCTAGTCCGCATCGGGGTCGTTCACCAGCCGGATGACGTTGCCGGAACCCTCTTCTCCATCCGCCCTGAACGCCTCCTTGTTTGAGGCCAGGAGGTTGAGCCCAACGCTCGCATGCGTGCGAACAATGTCACCCAGCCACTCAATGGTCTTCAGGCTCACAGCGGATTTCAGCGGGTCGGCATCCTCAATCTTCTGCGATTCCTCGTTGGCGATGCTTGCCATCCGGTGCGCGGTCTTCATCCCGAGGCTGGCGACCTTGATGGTGCTCATGCTCAACTGGCGCAGTTCATCGATCAGGTCAATTGCGATATTCCGTTGCGAAAACGGAAGCGCCTTCAAAGCAGACTCTGCTGCAAGTGCTTGAGTGACAACGGCTTTTATCTTTTCCGTCGGTTGCGCAACTCGCCTGGAAATGGCCGCCTTGTGCACCCCAAACTCTTTGGCGAGGTCGGAGGCCAATTCTCCTGCGGCCAATCGGCGCTGGAGTTCGTCCCACTTGGCTTCGGTTAGTTTGCTCGGTCGGCCCATGGTGGAGATTCTATAGCCTACCCGACAGGTGCTGCATCACATTAGCCCAGCCAGCTCGGTCGAGAAGTCAGGGCGCGGGCACGGGATCACGATGCCCGGAGCCCTTGCGGTGGCCGACGTGGAAGCCGCCGCAGAAGGCGCAGGCGTAGACGTTCAGGGAGCCCGCGGCGGACTTGCTGGCGCGCATCATGGCCCGGCGGGCGGCGAAGCCTGCCTCTACGCTGGCGTGACGCTGCTTCCCGGTGCAGGAGCGGCGACGGATGGCGCGCTTGCTGCTCACCGGAATCCGCGCTCCATGAGGCTGCGCGGCTGCACGTCGCATTGACGGCGACCCCATGTCCAGTCGAGCCAGCGACACCAGAGTGCCACGCCCGGCCCGGGATCACCGTGGAGGCTGCGCCATTCGGCCCGGGTGTAGTGCGTCCAATGGATCTCCGTCCCCGGCTCGCGAGGTATCCGGGCGAATCGGCGCGCCATGCCGGCGCAGGCCCGGCGCTTGTGACGGCGAAGGCTGATGCTCATGACCAAGCCATCCAGAAAACGGCGATGTAGGCGAGCGTCAAAAGGCCATTTGCCACGAACAAGAGGGCGATGGCTCGGCCACCACCATCCACGTCTGACCATAGTTCGCGAGCGCTCTTGGCGGCCTGGCGCTTGTGGGTGCGCAAATTCACGGCGCGTTCCGTTCGATCTTGAGGGATTGCGCCACGTTGGCGGCACGTCGGCCGGTGAACACGAAATCACCATCAGCCCAGCCGGGGAGCGCCGGCTTCGATCCAGTGGCGACTACCGTGGCGACTTCGCCGTCCGATTCCATCGCGCACCACGTAGCAACGCCTTCGGAAACCGTCACGCCGAGAACTTGGAGCTTGTGGGTGCGGAGGTTCATACTAGAAGCAGCGCGGGTTGATCCCCGAACAGCCTGTAGCACAGGAGTGCGAACCTCGCCTCCCTGCGCGTCTCGTAGTTCTCGGAGGTGAAGACAAGATCGTCAGCCTCCCAGGCCGTGAACCAGAATTTCCCGACGTGAACGAGCCACCCTACGTGGATCATGTAGTCTCGGCGCTTGTGCTGGCGGAGGTTCATGGGAAGTCCCTCGTGGTGATCGTGCATTGGTTCTGCGTGAACCTGTCCGGGCCGGTGGGGAACGGGTTGTGCGCGGTCGGAGCGCACGCTTGGCGCGCAGCCTCGGCGTCAAGCTGTTCTCGAAGCCACGATGCTCCGCCTGCCGCGATGTAGGCGGCCTGCTGCGCTGCCGTGGTTCGGATGTTGATCTGCCCCACGAGTTCCTGGCGGTTGCCGCTCAGGCCCTTGCGGTCGCGGTTCCAGCGGTAGCCCATGATCAACCCACCTTGCGGAACCACCGCTCGGAGTGCTCTCGGCGCATCTCTGCGATCAGGCAGACGACTCCGAAACATGCTGGCGTGTAGCGTGTGATCAGCTCGCCGGGTTGATTCGAGACTAGCCGAACCGCGTGGCTGGCGTCGGCCGTCTGAACGGGTTTGTCGGTGGACATGATGCCACCCAGTTCGGCACCCATGTCACTCCTCGACGGGATCGTCGGCAATGGCTTGCATAGCCTCGGCGAGGTACGCCTCGCTCTGCGTCAGGGCAGCGACCGTTTCGGGGGTTTGGCCGATGCGCTCGGCGGACTGCCGGCAATGCCAGTAGTCCACGGCTCGGCAGATTACGGCGGCGAATGCCTGGGCGTCGAATTTGTTCATGATGGGCCTTCTGTTTGCTGGGTTGAGGTGCCCGCATCGGACTACCCTTGCGGGCTGCGGGCTGCCGTTTTCGGATCAATCCTTGACGTGCGATCCAAGTGCACGCATGAAACACTGCGGCAGCTTTCCCCCTGCCACACCACGCAAGAATCGCGGAACTCTCGGGGCCGTCGCCGACTTTCGCCAGGGACAGCCTAAGCATAGCTCATGCGTGGAACTGAAGAGGGGCGGCAAGGGCCAGTCCGCAGCGCGCCCGAAGTAGCAGCCGACACTAAGCCGACATGCGTAGCAGGTTCTCCTCATGGCTGACCGCAGAGCGAGTAAACCCGCGTCGTCATCACCATGCGCCTTTCCCTCAAGTCTGGAACCCACCGCCCATGACGGAATTAGCCGCCCGGCTTGGCTGTCTCGAAATCCACAGAGTTGGCTGATTCCGGCGGCGCCGCCTACCATTCCGCAAATCCGTCTAGAGTTCCAGACTTGAAGGCCCGGCTCGCGCCGGCCCCAAGGGCTTCCCGAACGTGGCTTGACAGGCACAGGCGTTCGTTCGTCCTAACCCTCTTTCGCTCAATCAAGAACGCCTTACACCCTAGAGTCGGGCGGGGTCTATTGTTCGGGTTGCCGCGACCGGATTGTCAGTCCCGGCCGCGTCTCACATCTTTTCGCTTTGCTATGGTTGTTCAGGCCGACCGATGGGGCCGACGGCATGGCGGGTGACTAACACACCTTATCCGCCGACCCCACCCGGGAAAGGTCGTCTCGCATCTTGACCCGGGGTTGCGCCGCTGAACTATGCCAGTCACGGGATAGCCTTCGCGGAATTCTTTTCAATAGCCGTCGCCGTTGCCGTCGCCGTTGCCGTCGCCGTCGCCGTCGCCGTTGCCGTCGCCGTAGCCGTCGCCGTCGCCGTAGCCGTCGCCGTCGCCGTTGCCGTAGCCGTTGCCGTAGCCGTTGCCGTAGCCGTTGCCGTTGCCGTAGCCGTTGCCGTTGCCGTAGCCGTTGCCGTAGCCGTAGCCGTAGCCGTAGCCGTAGCCGTAGCCGTAGCCGTCGCCGTAGCCGTCGCCGTAGCCGTAGCCGTAGCCGTAGCCGTCGCCGTGACTCACGGCAGCGGCTTCGCCATCGATCAGAGCGCGGGCCACTTGCCGGCCTCGCAGTCCAGGGCCGCAACGACCGCCAGGACGTGCAGACGGACGGTTCCCATCTTGTCCAGCACCGTAGCGGACTTCGGGCCTTCGAAAGCCAGCTCGCCCAGCCCCTTGGTCGTACCCCAGCGGCGGATGCAACTCGCGTTGCTGATGGTGATTTGCTCGCCGGACGTTTCCACGTCTCCGACGAACACCCAACCCCGCTGCGCGATGATGATTTGCTTCATGAACTTTTCCGGTTGGTTGAATGGGCCGATGCTAGTTAGGTCAGCGAGTTCTCTGGCGGCCCTATCTCGCTTTTCCTGCCGCCAGCCCCTTCGCATCGGTTGAACGTAGTATCACTCAAGGGACTGCGTCTTGCAAGCGATATTTACAGCAGTCCTTTCGCGTGCAGTTTGACCAGCGACCGCAGGTGTCCCTCGTGCCACCGAAGCATCACGTCCTGACGCGTCATTCCTTGAGGCGGAGGCGAGCGAGAGTCGGCGCAATCATGACAGGACGAGCAGGCGTACACACCGCATGCGTCCAGGCTCTTATAGCCCATTCCGCGCCCGCCCGCCAAGCCTGGATAGTGACTCCATACCGTCGTCGCAGGGTCGAAATTGCATACCCCTTCGATTCGGATGTCGCACTCTTCGCCGCGTGCGCTCTGCGTGATCTTGCGGCCCCAGGCGTCTTCGGAGTGAGGCGAGCGCGGAACTCGCGCGACCGGCGTAGCCGGGGCTGGCAACCCGGTTGCCAATGCTGTCGCGACGCCGATTGATGGCGCTGTGGCGCGAGGGCCGATTTCGCCGGAAATCTGCTTGGCTGGTCTTGGTGCAGAGCGAGCCCAGGTCATCGGTCATCCCTCGGGGGGCTCTTGTACACGGGCGTTACGCCCTCCATGGCTGCCGAGGCAATCAGGAATTCCAGGAACTCGGAGAACTCCTCCTTCCCGAATTTGCTCGTGCGGCGACCCAACATGAAAATCTTGCCTTGGAACGCGGCCAGCCGTTGCGTCTCACCGTGAAACGCGCCCGTCAGGATGTCTTTCCAGTCGTCCTCATCGGCCGTGACAAGCTCACCATTGATCGCCAATTTCCTCTGCTGAGAAAACCCAGCGACATGGCCGAGTTCTGGTCGAGCGTCCGATTCGGCTCACCCACCGTGACAGCATCGCCTTCGCGCGCCTCGTTCATGATGAAGTCCGAAGCACGTCGGCGCGCTTCAGCGTGCGCGAGGATGAATGTGCGCTTGCGCTTCACAGGGCAATCTCACGAATGATGATGTGGCCGGCAACGTCTGCACGCTTTTGAGCGCTGTCCAGGGCGTCATAAAACGTGACCGTCAGACGAGGCTCCTTTGCGCCGTCGATGAGCCCGTGCAGCCGCATCGGATTGATTCTGAACTCCCAGCGGTCGTACCTTGTGCCCGCGTGTTGCCGGACGGCGGCCATCCATTGCGACACGCAATAGAGCGGCAACGGCGCTACGATGGCGACATGCCGAAGAGTCTCGGGCGGCGTGAGCGTTTCAACGAATTCTTGCGGGGTCATTTCGTGTCATCCTTGATGCGGTCGCCTTCGAGCTTCCAGACGCGCGAGACAGCCTCTCGAACTCGCTTCTCCTGCTCCGGGCCGTAGGTTTCGCCGATCCATCGATAGTAGGAATCCCGGCGAGTTCGATTGGTCTTGCCGAGCAAGCTCAATATCCGATCCACGAGGGGCTTGCGCTCCAGGCACTCGGCCTGCCATTCCTTCGACCAGGTGTCGGTCACTTGGCCGTTCAGCAGAACGACTTTGGTTGGGTTGCCGGACTTCATGGCTTCACGTCCGGCTTTTCGAACGGCGCAATCTGCCACTCCCAGCGGATTCGGCGCCGCCCTGAGACATGCTTGCCATCGACGCATCGCGGGATGTATTCGGAGATTCGGACGAGCCCGGAGCCGTGAAATCCCTCAATCCAGCGGCGCACCGTTTGCTCTGAGGCTTCGGTCATGTCTAAGAGATCTTGAATCGTGCGCGCGCCCTTTTGCAGGCTGGCGATGATCTCGGAGACGTTCTCCGGTGTCGTGGTGCGGCGGGGCGCGCGTCGGGTCATTCGTCTCTCTCAGGGTCTGCCCAGGCTTTCACTGGCGCGGTTGTCGGAACTTTGGGCGTCTCGTTCGGGCCGTCCTGGGGCTTGTGGCGAAAGCAAACAGGCCCGATGCGGCTGAACGTCGTCACCCATCGTAGCGTGCACCCAGGGTAGCGGCAGAGTTCGGCGCGCTCACGGTCGGCCTTGGTGCGGCGCGGCATGGGGCTACGCCTCGGCTGACGCGGGTTGATCGACGGCGATGGCCGCGCGCCACATATCGCGCTGGGCTTTCGTCAGCCGGTCGCCCGATTCCTCTTGTCGCTTCAGGGCATAGGCCCAATCGCGGTTTCCAGTGTTGCGCACCGGCTTGAACGCCTTGCGCGTTGCCGCGATCACCTCCGGGCTGACGATCTTAGTTTTCGGCGGCGCCAGCAGAAGCTCATTGGCTCGCGGCGCTTGGCGGCAGAGGTCTCGGAATTGC